AGTGAGCTTGAGTTCATGAATCCTATTAATCGTCGTTCTTCCCCTGGTTTTGGGTGGGATGCAGGTTCTACCATTGGTAAGACGAAATGGTTGGGTGACGACGAATATGTTTTGGATAACATTGAGCTAAAGAATGCTGTTGAGAGGCGAGAGTCGCTTGCTAAGCAAGGTATTCGTGATGCGCACTTGTGGGTGGATACTCTCAAGGTAGAACGACGACCTATTGCTAAGGTGAGACAAGGTAAGACTCGTGTTTTCTCAGTAGGACAGATGGACTATTGTCTTCTTTTTCGAAAATATTTCCTTGGTTTCAATGGACATGTGATGTTTAACAGGATCCATAATGAAGTAGCTGTTGGCATCAATGCTTACAGTTATGAATGGAACGTTCTGGGTAAACACCTTAATAAGGTAGGCGGTAAAGTGATTGCTGGTGATTTTGCGAATTATGATGGAACGTTGAACCCCCAAATTATGTACGCATGTTTGGATATTATTAATGATTGGTATGATGATGGGGAAGAAAATCAGTTGGTGAGACGAGTTTTGTTTGAAGAATTGGTTGCATCTATACATTTGTGTGGAGATGTGGTCTATCAATGGACTCATTCTCAACCTTCTGGCAATCCCTTGACTACAATTTTAAATTCGATGTATAATTCGATTTCCATGCGTATAGTTTATCAATTGCTAAATTTGGACATTTCAAAATTTCAAAAGAATGTTTCTATGATTTCATATGGAGATGATAATGTAGTCAACATAAGTGATGGAATCATAGATTGTTTCAACCAGACATCAATTTCGCATGGTTATAGTTTGATAGGAATGTGTTACACTGACGAATCGAAAGGAGAGGAAAGTGTAGGAGATTATCGTTCAATTGATCAGGTGGAGTTTTTGAAACGGTCTTTCAGGTTGGACCGTGGTGTTTATTATGCTCCGTTAGAGTTGCGTGTCATCTTGGAAATGATTTATTGGGTTAAAGGTGATTTGGATCATGACGAGTTGTGTTTGACAAATTGTGAAACTGCTTTTAGAGAGTTAAGTTTACATGAGAAGTCAATCTACTTGTTGTGGACGAAGCGCATTATGCGTGCTGCCCGGTCTCAGAATCTTTACCCAAC